AATCGGCGCGCCAGGCATTCTTGATGGATATGATGAAAATGGGTTTCATTCCTCCAGAAGAAGGACTGAAACTTATGGATATGGGCGGAGTTCAGAAACTTTATGCTACACTTAAAGTAGATGAATCTCAAGCTCAGCGTGAAAATATTAAAATGAAGCGTCTAGATCCTGCACAAGTTCAACAAAATATAGTGCAGCAACAAATGCTTGCAATGCAGGGCGATCCATCTATGATGGATTCAGAAACAGGAGAACCTTCAGCTCCAAGTTCTGTTATCCCAGTTAATGACTGGGATAACCATGCTGTCCATGTAGCGATTCATAATAATTTCCGTAAGTCTCAAGCATTTGAAATGCTTGATGATAGTATTAAACAAGAGTTTCAAACTCATGTTAATACTCACATGGCTGCAATTAATGATGCAATGGAACAGGTACAAGGTGCCACAGGAATAAATCCACAAGATGATAGTGGAGAAAATTCTCCTGGTGGTCTTCCTTCTAATGAAAATGTACCTCCTACTGGAGGTTTAGATAATGCTGGAATAGCTCCTCCAGATATGGAAGGAATGTCAGCTAATGGCTAATGTTGATTTAAGTGAAACTATAGGATTTGTAGACGTAAGAGCTGGACGAGGATGGTCCGGAGCTTCTTCACTTGTAGAACAAAATAATTATGATGTTGTTAATGATTTACGTGTCCGTTTAATTGCTTTAAATGCTGCTTATTACACAGCAGCTAGGTTAGATCTTATGACTAAGAACGATATGCAGTATGCTTTAAGAACTATTAGCGATGCAGCAGGTATTCGTTAAGTCTTGACTAGACCTTAATTATAAGTAATACTTATCATAGCGCCAGGGCCTTAGAGTACAGCGCAGAAGGATTATAAAATGTCTGAACCAACACTGGCAGCAAATGACGCTTCAGGAAATGAAGGAACAGAAGTTAGTTCTGGAGATATTCAGCAGACTCCATTAGAGAGAGTAACTGCGTTTTCATCCGGAACCTCTGTAGCTGGATCTACTACTCAACCAGTGTCTGGTGGACATCCTGCATGGCAAGAAATTTTAAGTTCTGTTCCAGAAACTCTTCACCCTACTATTAGACCTACTTTAGAAAAGTGGGATAAGGGTGTAGAAGAACGACTTGCTCAGGTACACTCGCAATATGAACCTGTTAAATGGCTTTTAGATAATCAAGTACCTAAAGACGCTGTTGAAGCAGGTTTGCAATTATACCAAGCGCTTGAAAATGATCCTAAGGGATTTTATGAGTATCTTTCTAATTTCCTTGGTATAAATGCTCAGGGCGGGCAGGGCCAGCCGCAAGTTCAACAACAGGATCCAAATACTGTTGATTTGGGAGAATTTGGAGAACAGCAACAGGCTGTAGATCCAAGATTCGATCAGCTTGCTCAGCAACAGCAGCAAATGATGCAGTATATGGAAGCACAGAGACAGGCTCAGGCATCACAAGAAGCTGATATCTGGTTATCCTCTAAGCAAGCCCAAGTTACTGAAAATTATCAAAAGCGTGGTATAGATCCTGATTGGGATTATATCTTAGGAGTTGCGGCAGGTAAGACTGCTGCTGGAGTTCATCCTGATAAGGCTTTTGATGAAGGTGTAGCTGCGTATGAGGCTGCTATAACTAAAATGATGACTAGACCAACTGCTAATTCTAGTGCCCCTCCTGTTTTTGCTCCCAGCGGCGGTACCCCATCAACTAATTTTGATGCATCGAAATTATCGGACTCGGATAGGCGAAAGATGATGGTGGAGATGCTCACCCAAGCTAATAAGGATTGATAATGGGCGCTACAATGACCACGGTGAGTGCTCTCACCAAGGAAATTTACGAAGGTACTCTTCGTCTTCAACTTAACGATGAAATGACCACCCTAAAACGAGTTACTCGTACTTCTGACGGCGTTACGTCAGAAGTTGGTGGTAAATATGTTACTTTTCCAATTCACGTTACTCGTAACCCTGGTATTGGTGCTCGTCTTGAAATGGAGCAACTACCTACTGCAGGTAACCAGGGAACTCTTGCAGCACGAGTCCTTCTAAAGTATCTTTATGGTGCGGTTCGCCTTTCTGGTCAGACTCTTAAACTTGCATCTAAAAATCCTCAGGCTTTTGTTTCTGCACTAGATCTTGAAATGCAGGGACTTAAGCGCGACCTTGGTGTTGACTTCAACCGTCAGGTTTATGGTAACGGTACTGGTGCTATTGCAACAATTACTACGGTAGTAACCTCCACTACTTTCGTAGTTAAATGGAATGGCGCACTTCAGATGGGTGCAATTGTTGATGTTTATGACTCAACAGGTGTAACTCAGAAAGCTACTGGTCGTACTATTACTGCAATTACCGGTACTACAGGTGTTACAATTTCTGGTGCCAACATTACTACTGCTGTTGGTGACATTATTGTTCGTACAGGTTCTGTTGGTCTTGCTACACTAGTAACTCAGCGAGAAATTACAGGATTTGGTGCAATTCTTCAGTCTTCTGGTGCTCTTTACAATGTTACTGATTCTCAGTGGACAGCTAACATTGATGCTAATGGTGGTACTAACCGCCCTCTGTCTGAGGGTCTTATGATTAATATGGTTGACACCATTCGTAGTCGTGGTGGTTTAGTTACAGCACTGTTCACCAATCTTGGTGTTCGTAGAGCTTATTTTAATCTTCTTTCTCAGCAGAGGCGATTCACTAATTCTCAGAAATTTGATGGTGGATTTAGCGGACTGGCATTTACTACTGATCAGGGTGACATTCCTATGGTAGTAGATACTCTTTGTCCTCCTAACAGTCTTAAGTTCATTAATGAAGGTGAACTTAAGATTTATCAGGAAGAAGACTGGTCTTTCATGGATGAAGATGGTTCTATGTGGATTCGTGTAACTGGTTTCGATGCTTACGACGCTACTATGTTTAAGTATTGTGAACTAGGTACCCATCGTCGTAATACTCATGGTGATCTTCAGGATCTTACAGAAGGTTAAAATAAGCCCCAAAGAAATGGGCCTGGTCCTAGTGGCCCGGCCCATTTTTTTATGTTAGGAGAGAATTATGACAATGGAATCAGTGTATTCCATAGGTTTAAAAGATGTAGATGTTCATACTTCAGGTCAAGTAACATCAGATATTGATGTAAGACCTTTAGTAGGATTGACAGTTGATTGTAATTTAAAAACATTAGTTGGAGGAACTGCCCCAACTGTTCAGTTTTGTATAGATAGAAAGCATGAATATAAAGATAATACAGGTCAAACAATAACTACTTGGGTTCAAATTGATAGCCCTGCGGCTATTTCTGTCGTATCAACTCCTCCTACAGGTTTAGTATCTATTCCTATAGGTCCAGGAATGACTAATGCTGTTCCTACAGGTAGAATTATTCGTGTTCGTTGGATTGTAACTGGTGCCCCATCTAGCGCTACAGCGGATATTTTAATTCAAGGTGAAGGTGAGTATTAATGCCTAATTTAGCAGAATTAGGTTCTGCTAATGCGTATGTTTTAGATCCTATGACAGGATATTTTATCTCTTCTGAACATCAACGCATTGCAGAACTTATAGCAGAGTACGAACCCGCACTTAGACTAGTTTGGATTCCTCCAGATCAGCGAATGCAAAATGAAGAATATCCTTTTGCTATTCTTCATTCTCCTGCAGATAGAAATCCTTATATAGTACGTAAAGTAAAACAACATGAAGTAAATTCAGAGCTTGTAGCGTGGCTTTGGATGAATGACCAGGCACGTAATGGAAAGGCTCCGCTACAGAGGATTAAAGCTATTCAAGATGCTGAACAAGCTTTAACTATGAAAAGAGTAGAAGAACAAAAAGCGGAGATGCATGATTTTGCATCTTCTGTTCTCAGAGGGAAGAACTATTATAAGCATAATGGGAAAACGTACAGTTAGGTGATTTAAATGCCACTAGGTGTAGCCACTAAAACTGTTAATGATGTGATTACCTACGTTCAGAGGCAGTTTGGCGACGAATCTGGTGCTCAGATCACTACAGCTGATATTATACGATGGATAAATGCAGCTCAACTAGATTTGGCGCTCAAGACTGAATATTCTCAGACACAAGCTACTACCCCCTCTGTAGCGGGGCAAACTCAATATTCTTTACCAGGTATAAACATTCTAACTTTAAAAGCTGTTTATTATAATAATGTTCCCTTAGAAAATAAATCATTTAATGAAGTTCAAGAAACTGTGTTAAGCAAAATACAACCTGGTAATATTGTTCAAGGTACTCCAGTTATGTGGTATGAATGGGACGATTCAATTTATCTTTGGCCTCCTCCTGCTGCATCAGATGAAACAATTACTTTATTTTGTATAGTTCAACCAGATCTTGTTACACAAGCTAGTGATTCTCTCTCTATTTTAGACTTGTATTGGCAAGCGCTTCTTCAATGGATTATGAAGGAGGCGTATGAATTAGATGATGACTTTAATGCATCTACATTTAAATCTAAACAATTAGACGGTACTCTTAACGAAATAGGCGATAGAGACTTCTCTCAGAGATATTACCCTACCATTACGATATTAGATGAGGACGCTGATGTCTAATGCCAGGTAATATGCTTAAATTAGGGCCATTCACAGGAGGTTTAAATAATTTTAGTGATCCTACATCGATCAAAGATACTGAACTCTCAGT